GAAATTGGGAAGCAGCTAATTTTAATTGGGAAGAAAACAATTTTGAATTTCTTTTTCCTATTGATGATAGAGAATATAAAGTTGAAGTTTGCTATGCTAGTGCTTATACAAGTGGTGCTTATGTATATTCAACTTATTGGACAGGGTTTTTAATTCAAGACCAATTTTCAATGCCTTTAAAACCATTTCCTTATTTAATACAAATGTATGCAAGTGATTTAGTTGGTACTTTACAAGGTTACAATTATGCTGATACAACTGCAAAACCTACTGTATTACAAGCGATAGTTGGTTGTATGAAAAATATAAATGAACAAAATGCTAGTGGAACTGCACAAGCATTAGAATTACAATATCAATCTTTATGTAGAATTTACCCTAGCACATCTGTTAGTGCAGGTGACCCATTAACACAAACCTATATTAATTCTAATGATGCAATGAAAGATGAAAATGATAATTTCATAAATTGCAAAGTGATACTAGAATCACTTTTGCAAATGTTTAATTGTAGAATGTTTCAAGCTAGAGGCTATTGGATTATTGTTTCAAATGATGCTTTGGCTTTAACGTCTTTTAACACTTCAACTGCTGCTTCAAGAACTGAATTTATTAATTACTTAAAAACTGGTGCAGCAGGTTCTAGTAATTTAAGTATTGCAAGTCCTACTAAAACAATTAACAGTACAGGAAATAATGATACAATTCAACCTATTGGAAATGATTTAGTAAGGATAACTAAAAGACCTTGTATCAGTAATAGAACAACTATTGATATAAAAGATTTTTATGTATCAGAGTTTGATGATTCTGATTACGAAGAAAGTACAACTAGAACTGGTACAACACCTTCTTGGGGTTATGACTTTAGTAGTGATTGGTCAGAAAATGACCAAGCAAAACAATATGCTGTTAATAGTAGTTCAGCCGATACAAGTAGTGGGTTTGTGTCTTATTATCCAGTTGATGGAACTACAGCAAATAATGCACAAATGTATCAAGGAACTTATTGTGCTTTATTGATAGGTAATTCATCAACATCAACAACACCAAAATTAACAAATTCAACTGGTATTTTTAATAATGTAAAGGGGGGAACTAAATGTAGGTTAAGTTTTGCTTATCAATTACAAGACCCTGCACAAACAAGCCCAACAGCAGCTATTGCTTTTACAATAAGATACAGATTAAAAATAGGTGGGTTTTATTTTAATGCTAATACTGGTAATTTTTCAACTACTGATACAATAAATTCTTTTACTGGTGGTGGTCAAAGAAGGTGGGAATTATATGAAAAAGAATTTACTGCACCAGAATTAAGTGGTTCTAATACAGTAACAATTGATTTTTATGACCCTGCTGAAGGCACAACTGCGGGAACAGATTTTAGGTTATATATAGATGTTGTAAGTTTACAACTTAACCCATCATCCGAATTTTATTCAACAAGAACAAGAATTTTAAAAGCTGATTATAAAGATAATAGTGGTGTAATTGAAACATTTAATAATAGGTTTGGACAAATTGGTAACAATGCTTATTCAAATGCTTTAACAGGTTCAGATGGAACTGCAATAGTTTCATACAAACATTTTAGTTTGTTTAGTGCTGCTTCAATGAATTTAGAAGCTATGATGCAAACACTTAGATTAAATGATTTAGCAGCTTCAAACAATAGATATGAAGGTACATTTAGAAAAGTAAATACAACTGCTATTAATCCAAGTGGAACAAGGGTAAATAGTATAACACCTATTGATATGCTTACACTTCCAAAACTAGGGTTTACAAGTGTAAGTGGATTGACAGACCAACTTGCAATAGATAGATTAGATTTTAATATTGCTAAAAACAGAATTAAATTAGTTACACATACACCATCACAAACAGCTTTAGATAACACAAGTGATGTAGAAACTAATGAGGGTTATTTTGAGAAAGAGCCAGAAGATTAATCGTCTAATCTTTTCAAACTTTTTTCTTCGTTTAGAAGAAATGTTTCTACTTTTTTAATTTCTTCTTTATATAATTTTATAATATTTTTTTTATGTTCAGTATTATGTTTATGAACTGAACAGCTATCTATAAAATTCTTAATAAGATATTCTGATATTTTCATATTAATTGATACATTCATATTTAAGATATTAAAAATCCAGTAAAACCAATAATGGTTAATAATACCCAAAACAAAACTAC